TGGGGGGTGTGCAATAATGCTCACGCCGCCCGTTAGAAAGAAATTATTAGAAAGAAGGCCACCATCGCCGGCTGGGCCGACGCCAGGAACGATTGAACAAGCACCGGTGGAGCTTAAATCGTAGACCGTTCTAAACCTTGGAGGACCAAAATAGCCAAACGGTAGAAGTGTGGGATCTGTCCCGCCTGCATCCACATCATCATTCATTTCAACGTAAACAAACTTGGAATTATTATCATATTCACCGTATGTCTTGAGTCTTCTTTCAGTGGTGTCCCATTGAGTATATTTATCACCAATAACTCGCGCCACATAGTTAGGAGAAGTGGGATCCAGGGTTAGATTATCATACCGTTCTATAATTTGTACAGCGCTATCTGTGTCACTAATGCTCCGGAGAAGGAGCGAAAATGTTCCATACTCGGTGACAGTGCTTGTGGAAGCTCTAACATTAGAGATAGAAACTTTAACATTCTTTTGGAGCCACTCGCCATGGCCGCGGCCAATTAAGCGGAATAGCCGCGGCGACTGAAAGGGAACGTAAGCGNTGGGAGCAGAGAGTGCTTGGCCAATGAACCATCCAGTTCGACCTTCGGTGGACGCTTGGTTTTTCATATTTGCCGGGCTTGTTGAAGATGGGCCCTCGATAGCAAACACAACACCAATGGAAGACGTGGTTAGACCTTGATCTCGGATTCTTTGGCCGTATGTCTCTCCAAGCCAATATCCAGTAGCTGAACCAGAACCTGCAGCGCCAGGAGTATAGAAAGTGGCACCGCTAATAAGCTGGGGGTTAGTATTAAACTTCTTGCGAACCCAATTGGAAGTGCTGTCATCAAAACCAAACTCAACTTTGTTCGAGCCCCCGTTCGAGGAACTAATTATAAGAGTATGAAGATTGCTGCTATCCCCAATGGGAACACCCGTTGAGGNGGTAACTGTTGAGTTCCCAGCGGNTGTATTNCCAATACCGCCATACATGGTGCCACTCAGTGTTATGCGCCCCTCATTTATATAGAAGATGGCAGCCAAACTGCCGGTCCCTAAATTGCGCGACGTTGCCGTGACGGTGCTGGATTGGCTGGTGAACAACCAAAGTCCGTAAGCGCCTCCATTAGTTGAAGGTACATTGGTAATAGTATTCAATACTTTCCAGCCGGCTCGAGAATCGTTTTCGCCATCATTATTGCTATCCTGTTGCCCTAACAATCGGACATAAGTAAGAGGAGCGACTCCCGCATTCAAGAATGCTTTTGCGGCATAAGTACCATACATGGGGGACTGAAAGTTTCCGCCCCGATAAACATCGCCTCCCTGCATTCCCGGGACAGTGTCGCCAAACATCTCGACAAAATCGGAATAAGATTCAACTTTTATAGGCTGCATGGCGAGCCCTCGACGGGCGCGCCCAATAACCACAGGGCCTATCGCCTCTGGGGTTTTGGGGATAAAGGAGTTATCAATCTCGTTGATAAACACTCCAGGAGATACAAACTTAAACTTTTTAACTGACATTATTGAGTTCCTCTTATCAAAATAGGTGTAAATGATAGCGTGATCATTAATTAAATAGTATTTTTAATCTCAAAAGTAGTTCCTGAACTAAAGAAAAAAACCGTCGTTACCTTCAGGAACTATCCCTTCATTAGGAAAAGTTACCTCAACCACATTCTCATGAATTTTAACAATCGGCCGATCATCATTCTCTCCTTCTCCTATGAGGTATCCTAATACTCTAATAGTAATGTCTGTATTATACATTCGAAGATCTTCTCCCAAATCGGCTACATTGTTAGTTTGTGCAAACCCTTGATCAATAAATGCTTCATATAAATGGCCATTGCGCTTCATGACAAAAGCGTTTGCTTGGCCGGTACGAGTAGCAAACGGAGCCAAAAGCTCATTCATTTGCTGTTGATACTCTGATTTGAGGCTAATCTTATATTCTATGTTAACATAGACGGGAATGGGAATAGAAAGGCTTTTGATAACGATTTTTTTGTTTACTCTCGGATAATAAAGCTGTTGGGTACCGTTGGTCTGATGGTCTCTCGTAGCGGGCACCACTGCAAAGTTCCTTGTCTTATCTTGGACTATTTTTCTGGCAATCACAAGGCGCCCAGAGCGGCCGTTTCCCGCATTTGAATATAAGTTTGCCTGAAAGGATCCTCGTTTTGTCGGATCTTTAGAAACCGTCGTGCGCTCAATACTTATTAGTGGTAATTTTAAAGCGCCAGAATCATCTCTTAAATCTTTCTTATTCTTCACCTGAAATGCTCTTTCTGGCACTTGCCAGAGAACCGGAACGTTAACAAACCCCTCGTTAGTAGTTGCCCTTAAATCCAAGTCTTCCTTAAGCCAAGAAGTAATAGCATAATCTATATCCTCAAGGGTAGATGCCAACATTCCTATTTCTTTAAGAGTAGCATCGCTCTTATCGGCAGGAAGCATTGCAAAATCAAAATTCTTAGGAAGCATCGAACAGCCCCTTTCTCGCGCGCTTGCAGACAGCCGAGATTTCAAACATATTGTCTACTTGTCCAAATAACTGCTTATTTTCAACAAGTTTAACTATTTCATAGTAATTTTCGCCGTATAAAATAAAGTCTCCCTCTCGAACATACATGTTTTGATCCTCTTCTAATCTTCTTCTATGAAAATGAATATTAATTTCCCATACTTTATCAATACCGGCATTCGCCATATAAGTAGTTTCAAAAGTTGTAAATTCGACGAGAGCATATACTCTCACCGGAGGTAAAAAGCTTTTTTTAATAGCTTCGCCATATAAAAGGTGAAAATTGGTTTTTTCCAAGTCAATCGGATAGTAAAGCACTTGTTGGCCGATTACCTTTTCGATTAACTCATCATTAACCTGTTTAACAAGGTCTCGCTCTTTTTTCCCTAAGAATAACGGCGGGGGTGGTGCTTTCGGCCTACTCCATTCATCAGACATTGTTTATCACCCCACAAAAATGGGCAATGGTGAGCCCTTAAGAACGTCGGTGGCGGCCGTAGCCTTTTCCCCATCCAACTTGACAAGCTCCGTATACTCCATTTCCTTCAAGAGTTCTCTTAATTTATCTCTCAAAGTGTTTTGTTCTTCTTTTGCTTGACTAAGCAATTCGGCGTGGTTGAGCGTCACACTTTCACCCGGAATAGGCAACGTACTAAACTTTCCTCTAATCTGTCCCAACATCTCCTTGCAAATCGCCAAGCAATACTTTCGAATCCACTGTTTTCCAATAGCATTAATGTTTTTATAAGGAATATTGTCAAATGGCAGAGTATTGGCGTTATTAATACCATTCACCCCTGACCTATAATTATCATCCTCGTCCCACGCATTATTGTCTACATAAAATCTCACCCAAATACGATCTAATTCACCAAAATCCCAATAACTCGGATCGGGATAAAGTCGAAGTTTATTGTTGATAATCTCATAAGAATAGTTAGATGTTCTGGTGATTATAGAATCTTCATACATCATTGCTTGGAGTTTGTTTTGCCACGTTGGAATAATCTCAAACGTTGAGTCATCAGCAAATTGCCCATAAGTAGAATAATTCCCTACAACCCCAATTCCCCCGTAATAACCATAAAAACGCCACATAGCCCTGGGTGACATATAAAACACTTTGGTAATCACTACTCGATTGTCGCCCACTTTATCATTAAAAGGCACCACTTTGCCGGCATCGTTGGTACCGGTTGCCGATGACGCAGAAATAATGCTCTGCAGATCATAATCTTGTACTCCCTCGAGGGGCCTAAAAGATGCGGAGTATTGAGGTACCGTCCCTCCTAGTCCGCCAACTGATACCATTCCATCGGCGACGTTACGAGCATATTCAAACTGATAGCGGGGATATTTAAGAGAAACTTTGTCTCCTCCCAAACTCGAGGATAACGTTCCTGCTTCCATTTCTCCTAGATGGTCAAATGTTCCCGTAGCGTTCCCCAGGACATCGGAAAGCATATTCTTGCTTTGATGCAAGTTGATGATATAGGAATATTCTAAGACCGCTTCTTCATAGGCGGCATAAACATTCGCCGGAGTTAATTCGATGTCCACCACATCGCCACCGAGCTTCTTATAAACAAAAGCAACTTGAGTTGCGGCGCCGCTTAAAAACTCCACAGAGCCAGTATACATCCCAAAGGGAACGGCTGCAGCCACTAGTGTAGTGGAACCAGTTTTAGTTAAAACTATAGGACTAGTCTGAGACCTTGGACTTAAGTTCTGTGGCATCGATGCATGTCTCCCCCTTTAATTAGTAACTCGCCACACAAAACCCCAACGAGGGATGGCGTTCTTTTATAAAGAGAGATATTTTACAGTGTGGTGTTTTTAGCTCTTTTCTTCGTTGATTTTCGCGCAGTTTTCCGCGGTGCCACGATTTCAGGTACAACCTCGATTGTTTTCTCTTCCAATACTGCGCTAAGAGTAGCTTCCACTTGTGCTGCCTCTACGACAACAGGCGCAATGTCCTCCACTGCTGCATTGGCATTCAGAAGCCTGGCGCGGGGGTGATTAGAGTGCTTAGCTCTAAACTTGGCCTTCGCGGAATTCAATCGTCTTTTCTTTCCCATGGGAAATCTCCTTTATAATATAGTAAATAGTACTATTCTTTCTAAACCGAAAATCTCAAAAAATTGGAGGCGAAAAAAATTGAGCAGATCGTGGTTTTAAAAGAAAAACCCCCTCCGAAGAGGGGGTAAAATATGAAATTTTATTTGACTCAGTTATTATACAGCGGTGACTGTAAACGTGGCGTTGACGATGCCAGAACCAAGTTGGGCGCCTCTCCAAGACCACCTCCACTTCCCCGCGGTATCACAATAAAATGCTATCTCAGCGCCAATATTCGTTTGATTATTGGTAGCAGTCGTTGCAATTGTTATTGTGTTTTCAGTGGTGCCATCCATGGTCTTTATCTCGCCGTTGCTTGGGGAGACCGAAGTCTGTGTCCAGTCCGTCTGCGTG